CCAGAAGTATACCCAATCTCCAGCATCGTCTACCAATAAATGCCATTCATTTTGGACAGCAGTGGTACTGTAACGTTTGGGCATTTTCAGTGGATGATTCGTTACTTCATTAGTAGTTGGCCATTCTCCAGTACCAGTATTTACATCTGTCATGGCAGTAAAGGCCTGTATTGTTCCATACCTGTAATCGATACCATCATCAATTCGGATATACATATTTTCAGTAACATGCTTCAGAACGAGCGTGTCATTAGCTGCGTCATCATACGCAACGGTCCAGCCACCTTTAGCGGTTCGTGTACCATACCCGTTGATTAGACATGCTTTGAGAATGTCGTAAAGACTACCAACCACTGAAGTTGATAAGGCTGGTGCACTAGCGTCATTAGCGGAATAGAGGGTAGCGGTCATAAGTTTACCTATTTTGTAAATTGAATTTGTACATTCAGATCTTCACCTGGAGCACTGGATCCAACTTGTTCAACATCGACTGTCAAGTAATCAGTAGAATTCAGAGTAGTATCCGAGGGTACAACCAAACTACTGACATATTCTCCAGCATTAATTGTTAAAAGTCCAATACTCGCACCATTTTTCTTAATTCGGACAGCCATATTAGCTCCGATAGGGGCCATGGAAACAGAGGCTCTAACGTTGACCAGGGTAACATTTACACTCGGGTACCACCGGTTTGTGCCGGTCACAACGATTACTGTACCTGGCTGAGAGAGATGCTTATCATAGGTCGGAGTAGATCCACCGGCTGGAGCATCCCAGGACATGACCCCTGCTGCAGTAGTTGTAAGGACATCACCGTTTGATGGAGCGTCAGTAGGAAGAGTGAATTCTCGAGCAACACCAGCGGCAGCTGGGGCTTTTAGAGAGAATGCAAAGCCATCATCGCCGGCAAAGTGTAGAGCAGAAGCTGGACCGGTATTGCCTTGACGGCCAATCAATACATAGCCAGCAGCACCTGTACCTGTTGCTTCTTCTGGTCGAAGTTCGACTATTCCACCATCTTGGTCGGTACCGTAAGAAACACCAGCAGCGATTAGTGCTTTTCCTCCAACACCTGATCCTCCGGCATTGGCTGAACCACCAACTAATTGAGCAGCTCCGCCATCTCCTGATGTAGACCCACCAATTCCGCCTCGAATAGTTATTGCGTATGCATTTGATGTAACAACCGGAGCATCCCAGGCACGAATGTTATTTAGGAAAAATATATCACCACTATTACCTATTTTAATATCCCCGCCGGAGGCTACATTGGGGTTTAGGATTAAATCATTACCGTCGTAATAGATAGCAGCGTTCGGTGTAGCACTAGCACCGAAAGAAATATAATCACCAGAATTACCATCTGTGCTGGTGCCGTAAATTTGTACTTCGTTACGGAATGATACAGCTGACTCAAATTGAGAAGCCGTAAAAACTCTAACTAGATCCGGAACCCTACCTGTTCGGGTAATTGTAATTACATTCCCGAATTGGCTTTCAGCATCATTCAGCGTTTGGATGCTAAATGTGCTATCGGTATTTGTTATCGACCACTTTCTCTCATCTACGGCGCCATTGCTGTTATCCAGGACGAGCCGAGGCCAACCCGTATGAGAAATGGTTAATTGTTCATCAGTGACAGGATTAGTTAAACCCCCTCCAGGGAGAGTATCCCCAGAGGGTAATTCCTGAAGAACTCCACTGATAACAACCAGCGGTCGACGTTCAGCCATGAGAGATTACGCCAGGGTGATAGGCTCAGCAGGTTCCCAGTCCATGTCAGTAGCTGAGTATGCAACACCAACTTTCTGTACGATATGGCCAGTAGTTGAAGGAGCTGTTTCAGTACGTGCACCTGGAGTTACGCCTGACAGGAACTGAGTTGCACCAGGAGTCATACCCGTCAGCTGGTTATCAGTACCTTCTTTGTATACAACAGCTGAAGCTGCATCAGCGTATGCTGTTATGACATAGCCATGAGCGGTACGACCATTGGAAGCATCAGCTCGACGTACTTTGGGACCGGTATTGTCGAAGATATTGACTAGGTCACCTGCTGCAAGACCGGCTGCATCTTCTACAGTCACCGTAATCGTATCCAACCCTGTGCCAGACGGCATCAGCGTAGAATCTAGTTTACCGCCTGCATCCAAAGCGGGAATTTTGCCAGCGTCACCAGCTCCAGCAGAAGTAACTTGTCCTTCTGTTTCGGAGAGAGCTCCACCAACCTGTTTAATATATTTATCTGCCATTGGGTATTACCTCATGCTAGGGCGATTGGTTTTTCAGGGTCAAACATTATAGTCGTAGGCGTTTGAGCATGGCCTAATACTACACTAATACCGGTAGTCGGCGCTACCTGGGTAAAGGTTCCGTTTGCTCCCAGGAAGAGCCGCTTGGTTACATCAAACGCCCAGTTGGAGTCGGAATATTTTCCTTCGGTCAAAACTGTAACAGTTTGGCCGGCTAAGCCTGCCGAAGTTGTCATACCTACAATTCGGCGGACTGAGTCAGGATCTGTAGGGTCGGTGTATACCAGCCGACCAGTGTCATCAGAGGAGACGATTCGTAGAGCGCTGAGCGTCTCTCCAGCGGTAAATGTCGGCACCGCTTGATCTAGTCCAGAGACTGTGCCCGAGAACAAGAGATTGCTCGTGATCTCGATGACACCAGTTTCCTGGTTGATCTTTAGGTAGTCCTCATGCCCATGATCTTTTAGAGCAAACGGTCGCGGGACATAATCCGCTTCCGATTTTAGGAACTTGTGAATTTTCTTCATACAAAGCCACGATTCTCAAATTTGCTAGAGTTCAGACTATCTTCGGTATACAGACCTTCCATTTTAATTCGATCACAACTACGTTCAAATCTCTTGTAGTGTGGATTGGAATTATTACGGTTTGGATCCACGTCTTTGACGCCGGCATGACCACGGAATCCAACATAGTGGAACAAAGCCTCGAAGAACTGAGGAGGTAATGGTACCTCTTCTTTTTCGTGAGCCAGGAACTTCGGCGCTGCTCGGTATACCATGCTGAGCTGAGCATCCAGAGTCCAACCAATCGGTGGAATTTCAATCTGATTGAATTTGGGAGTAGCTACGCCCAGGGGATCTGATTCGTCATTGATCGACAATCCATCGCCGTCTTCATCCCAGACTTCATCGACCTGTAGGAAGTAATGGTCACTCAGATCCATAGCTACATCAGGATCAGTGCCGTCCAGGCTGTAGAGATATTTGTCAGTGGTCATCGTCAAAACGGCTTCAGCCTGCCACAGGACAAAGCGCTTGTAGAGTTCCAGGATTCCCATATTGATATATCCTAATATGGCAACTTTGTTGTCTTTGACCTTGAGCTGCTTGAGCTCAGACTCTTGTAGCAGGTCGATAGCTTCGCTTACGATCATAATAAAATGCTCCGGGTTGGATAAATCTTATCAGAAAATAGTGCTTCCCGAATAGATATCATCGTCGTCATCTCCATCGAACCAGGCGAATTTGCCGCCTTCGCTGTCGATGTACTCTTTTTTGGATTCCGCGCTGGGCTTGTATGGTTGCATTTCGATCAGCATTGAGACAGCATCTGCCACGTCGTCATGCTTCGATTTGAAGCCTTCTTCCGTTGCAAAGCGCATTTCCTCGACAAGCTCGGCTACTACAGGTTGATCTTTCAATTCCTCTGGAAGCCATAGCTTACCAGCTTTGATCGTCGGAACGAATAGCTTGAAGCTGGTTATTTTGTCGCCTTGGCGACGAATGCCTTCCTGCTGGCTTCCGGCCTGTTTGGCCAGGTTGAAGAATATATTCTTCTCGATCTGCTGTTGCTTGATCCAGGAGATGAAGCCTTTCTGCTGGCCATTGATCTCGATGCCTACCGACAATGGGCGGTATCTAGCGGCAAAAGCAAACAGATCTTTCATGTTCTGGTCCATCAGCTGGCGCTTGCAGATACCATCTACCAGCAGCCAGTCGCCGTTGTTGGTATATGCCCAGACCAAGATTACGCTGAAGTCATTCTTTTTGCCGGCTGAGGTCGCAAAGTCAGTTGTGATGTAGAAATTGTATCTACTGCGATTCTTCATCAGCATATTGCGCCTGTACCAGATCAGGTCACTATCATGAACTAACCGGTCTTCGTCGCTGGCAATGCGAAGCATGAGCTCCTGGTTGAACGAGGAGATCTCTCCAGCACCCAGTAGTTTCGAGTACTCTTTCAGAACGAATTCATACGGGAACCGGTCCTCCCACGCGCCTTTGAATTCTTCTTTTGTGCACGGGAACTTTTCGCAGATAGGATAGACCCTGGTATTCCATGCTCCACTGCCGGCAGCCTCATAAAGGGGATCCGATTTATTAAAGGGAGTACCAGTCCAAATCTGCATACGTTTTTTCGGATGCAGCGCCTGCCTTGCTGCTTTATAGACAACGTTCTTGATGTCTCGAGTGATGGTGGGAGACTCTGCGTTCTTATCAGACATAAGATCGTCAAAGCCACACCAGGTAGGACGTTCGCCGTACTCCTTGAATCCACGCACGCCGGTCGACGCCCCGAATCCTCTGAAGCACAATGATTTATTGTCTCGATTTTTAAATTCCCAGCGGACATCTGTGAACCTCGTGTCTGGTATGTAGTATTGGAGGAATTCGCTGTTGTTCCAGCGGAACTCCAGATTGTTACGCATGCTCTTCACACCGTTGTCGATCGTATCACTGACGTACATACCTACGTTAACGTCACCAAACCTCGGTACTCCTCCATAAGTAGCAAGGTAAAGTATCATGTACTCGTGCAAAGCGGTCGTCTTCGCCGAACCACGGAAGGAGACGAAGAGGTTTTCATCCTCGGCATCTACCTGGTCCAGCATGTCATAGTGGATTATGGGGGATTTGTTTTCCTCACCCATTGATCCGTTGACTAGCTTGATGAATGAGATGAACTCCAGGGCGAACTGGCTGGGCACATACTCATCATGAAAGAAACTGTAATCTACATTGTTGAGTCTCTGATCAAGATCAGGAATCATCGTCTGGGTTGCTGCGTCCATCATTCTCCTCCAATGTTTCTGGCGTGACATCGATGATGTCGGATTCAGCAATGTCTTTCAGGGGAACGCCGGCCAATATGGCCTCGCGCTCCCTTGCTGCGAGGCTGATGACAGCCTCTCGCAAGTCCTTGATGACATTGCCCGATTCATCCTCAACTTTGACATTCAGGACGTTGTCTTCAGTTGGCTTCAATTCTGTGATCAGCGTAGCGCCGGCTCGCTGTCTTACCATCTCGCTACGTGCATTCTTCATTAAGTTGGCTTGCTCGAGAATAGCTTCGTGCAGTAAGTGCCGGTGGATAAGCTGGACCGGGATGGCAGCTACCTTCCGGATCTCATTGACCAGGACTGACCGGTTGAACCGGCTCGCCTCGGAACGCATGATATCTTTCTTTTGCTCTTCTTTTGGGAAGTTCTGCCGGCGCTTGTCGAAGCGCTCCGGGAAGACCTTGATGTACGAGTCAGTCAGACTGTTGCCTGATTCTACCAGGGTGAAGAATTTGATGGCATTCAAGTACTGCCGGTGATCGGCACGCACCGCATCCTTTAGCACATTCAGGTGCGTCAGGTATGAATCCAGGAACTCCTCGCCGTAATCCGGATCCGTAGCTAATTTGTTAATTTCATCCAGGGTCTCCTCGGTAACCAGCAAGCGCTGCTTTGGAGAAAGTTGGGATGCGACTGTTTCGAGTGATAATCCAGTCGTCGTTTTATCATCTTCTTGTGATATTTCTTTTTTGTCGGTCATGGAATCTACCGGGTTAATAGTTGACATATGGTTTTGCACTCCTCCGCGGTCAGTGCCGGCGGATCAGTATACTTGCTCTTGGCGTATGCCCGCAAATAATGCAGCACGCGCTGTTCATTGAGCTCCACGAACATCTCGGTCCCGCCTTCGACCTTGTGATTCGGAATAAATTGCTTTTCCGCCAGGATTTCGTGGATATGTTTCTCGAGCTTTTGCGGATCCGGGCATTCCATGTCCAGGCGCAGTTCGGTATACGGGATGAAGCGGAATTTCATGAACCAGGAACGTAAAATTTCCAACATACGATCGACAGACCGGTTGGAGTTACACATGCCGATTTTGTGAACTACGGTGCCGTCTGGAAGCACCATTTTTATCACGTAAATTCGGCCTATTGCCTGGGTCGTAAAGAAACTCATTTCAATACCGTAAATCCTTTTGGTACCGGTATACGATCGTCTCGACGTACATCACACTCTCATCAGCTTGTATTGGCCATTCCGGATTTTCACCAGGTATTCCTGGGCGTATAGCTTTTGAAATACCCGGTTCACTGTAACCTTGGTCACGTCGCAGTCTTCTGCCACTTTGTCCAGGGTTGTATTTATGATGTTCTCGCCGTCTCTGTTATGAAGCAGCCATAAAAGCACCTCGAGTGCCTTGGAGTCTGCGACTTTCAGGTACGCCTCTATCGTGGGTGTACTCATTATCGATTCCTCTGTCTATTTTTCGGGAGTTTACTACGCTATACCAATTTTGGATAGAGCCTTGGCTTCGCCTGCAGCCTCGTGTTCCGCCTTTCCCTCTTCGAAGTCCTCGTCATTCATCAATCGAACGACCTTCTTCTGGAGTTCACGGGCTTCATAGTCATGGCTGTTCTCTGCCAAATACAGAGAGACCTCGTAAAGGACTGCTTTGACTTTTTTCTCACAATTCATGGCTATTACCTCTTTTTTGAGTTATTAGTCATCAACCTGGTTGACTCGGATTTCATATTTACCGTTCTGCAGTAAGTCCTGCATGGACGTTAACTGGTTGGGATTCATACCAACGGCGTGCGCTGACACGACTAGCAACTTCACCAGCTCCTTAAAGTCCTCGGGACTTTGATTCATGTGCACCAGATCTACGTCATCTATCAGTTCGACGCATTTTTTCAGCAATTCTTTGTACGTTGATACATCACTCATCCCAGTTCCTCCCACTTCCGCTTGTTGTTGTGGAAGGTGCCGCTACCCCAGCTCAGTACCCTGGGTGAAATCATTCGAATGCCACGGGTTCCTCGGCGTATATATCCATGCTTTTCAAATTCCTTCATGGTCTTGGCCACGCTCTTCAAGCTCATGCCCAGATCATCAGCGATTTGTTGATTGGTCTGCTCGAGCTTATTGTCACGACGCTTCGTGGTCAGGATATAGGCCAGGACCTGGGCGCCAGCACTTGGGATCAGCATCAGCATGCCGGCCAGTTCCTGTGGGTATCCCATCTCCCAGCCATTTTCTCGTCTATTCTGCTGAAGGAAATACTCAATTAGCTCCTCCAGGCTGACCTCTTCCCCGGTCTCGGTATCTACCGGTGGTTGAAATTCATATTTGCCTATTCTCATAAACTACCCTTATCTTACTCATTGGTGGTCAGTATACTTCCTGTATATAACCATTATTCTTCCCATTTGTACATTGATGGGAACTCTAGGTACTGGCCAATGAGTAATATATTACCCATTATTTCAAAACCAGTTCCTTTGTTTTCAATAACTTACGGGATTTTACCCCCCTCTTACTTATATATTCTTTCACCCCGCGCAGCGGGAAGCGACTTGCTCGCATATTTATCGCTTGTATATTTACCGTTCCTAAAACTTTTTTCATAATATTTTATAGGAAACGCATCCTTTCGCCGGCCTTCGGCCTGCTTCAGTCTGCCGAGGTTTCCTATAAAAAATTATTCCAAAAACTTTTACTCACTGCCTGCCTCACTATTCAAAACCATCAATACCATTAGGAGCTCGGGTGGACCCCTGCTTCCAGGGGGAAGCGTTAGCCCCAGCCCTTCGGGCCGGGTACTAACCGGGGCCCTGCCTCGTTAAGCTTGCGCCTTACCGCCAGCGGAAAGTGAATCTACGTGGCTTACGCACGGGGCTATAGAGTACGGAAAACAACTCCGCATCGATCCAGGATTCGTGTGACGTTTCATACTGCAGTAAGAACCCGTCTTCATCATCCTGGATCTCGGGTGGCAGAGTCATATTTGCGTAGGCTGCATACTCGCGCATGCTCATCGGTGTAGCGGTTACGATTCCAGTCATTCGGAACTGCATATCTGGTGTCCTCTAGTATACTAATTGATAGTAACATCGACTATACCATGGGTGGTATCAGGAAGTAAACCAAATTTCCGTAGGAAAAAATAAAAAATTCTGGCTGTTGCAGTAGATAGGTGGCGGGTGCTGCCTATCCTGGGGACCCCCCCGTGCTGTGCGGATGGGACCCATTCAAACTTTAATCTCTAAAGGAGACTGATATGAAAAACTCTATCGATAAACTGACTAGCGAAGCTGTTGAAACTCTTACTTCAACTGGTGACGCTTTGCTTAGCCTTGGTGCTGCTACATTCAGTGCCACTCTGCATACTACCGAGCTGACTGCTCGCAGTGCGTATCTTACTGTAGATACCATGGACTATGGGCTCAAGGCTGTATTGACCCACATGCCAGAGGATGCAGAGGACCTCATCAAGAAGGCTGACACCTTCATAGATGAACTGATGGCCGAGGCTGAGAAACTCGATGAAGAGGAGCCGAAGAAAGAGAAGACGCTTGGAGATTTAATCTCCGAGAAAATGAAGAAGGATGACCAGCCTACTGCAGAGTAGTCACTGAGAACACTTCTCATTGATTGTACGGATAGTCACACTCACAAGGATGTGAGTACCTACCACATAGGGTCTGGAGCAATTCAGTTCCCTATCTAGTAGGTCCTAGCCTACTGGTATAGATGAGTACACCGTCTATACCTCTTTTGTAACCTAAACTGTACTCACTGAGTACGCAAACGGAGAACTACCATGAAAACACGTAATATTGCCTCACGTAACACTGCTCAA